AGATAGGCACAAAGTTCAACGGCCTCACGGTACACCTTCTTGAAATAGGTGTAATCCGTAAGACCGTCCTCGCAGATTTCAAAGCCGATATGAGTGTTGTTTGCAGAGCCGCCGGCGTGCCATCCACGGTGATTCCACGGCAAAGTTTGGTATGTGGCGATAGTGCCGTCAGCCAGCTTGCCGATAAAGGCATGAACGCAAACCTCTCTGCCACCAGGGTGATAGGTGTTCCAGTGATTGCCGTACTGGTTTTCACCGAGCAGGCCATCGTTGGGGCCAACATAGCGTTTCAGATTGGGGTTGTTGGCACCAGTGGAATGAACCATGATGCCTTTAACCGTGATTTTCTTACCGGCCTTGTAACAGGCGTTTTCGGTCAAAATCAGCTTATGCAGATTCATTGTCCGTTACCTCCTTCGTAGTAGATTTGGTGAGCTGCTTAACAGCCTGGTTGGTGCCAGTGGCAGACAGACCGCTTGCCGCGCCAAGAACGATGGCAACGAGGATATTTTCCGTACCCATCGTGCCGGGAACGAAGTAGAAGGCCACCACACCGCAGACAGCGCCCAGAACGCAGGCGATCAGAGGGATGAAGCGGTTGAACTTCTCCGTGCCACCCATAGCGGTCTTGGCAATGTCGATGATGGTGTAAACGATGGCAGCCAGTGCGGGAATTACAGTAATGTCAGTCATGATAAAAACCTCCTTATTTGTGTGCTTGTTTGTTGATGTGCTTCTCGATTTGGTTAATGGCTTCCGTCACGGGTCCGTTGCAGCCTTGTTCCTTCAAGCCCATCAGACAGGCAAGAATACCGTGAACAAGCACGGTCTGCTCTTCCTTGATGGCCTTGATGTCGCTGTCCTGCTTTTCCTGTTTCAGAAACCACTTGTGGACGGCAAAGATTGCTCCGAACACAACGCCCAGAGCGGTAATCGTTGCCGCCAATGCAGTGAGATCCATAGCCTTGTCCTCCTATGATTTTTTTGTATGCAAAAGGGCCTCTGCCATCAAAGCAGAAGCCCTTGTTGCCTTATTCCGTTTGCTTGGGTAACCATTCCCATACCCGCATATCTTCCTGTCCAAGGGACCACATACACATCCCTCGTAGTTTCCAACGGTACGCTGCCTGGTTCGCCCAATAGATGAGGCTGTCCACGTCCTGGTAATACAGAATGGAAAAGCCGTCCGAGTCCCCAAGGAACAAGCGGGAGATCCAAATGTTGATGTCCCTGGGGATGATTTTTGCCGTATAGTCATTTCCGCACTCAAGCGGCATGATGTGGGAATGGTAGAACTCATAGTCCAGGGAGATGCTTTCGCTTCTCGTGGACGACTCCTCAACATCGGAGGTCAGCGTGAACACCTGGAACTCTTCATCCCAGGTGCAGTCCGACCGCTCGATCCTGCCGAAGGTGGTCTCTGTACCGTCCGGCATCACCACATCAAACCGCTCATACGGCTCGTATGTCCAGGCATCACCCAGACGGAGCAGTTGGCAGTTCACCTTACTGTCGGAGCGGATTCCGGCATAACCGCTGCCACCGCTGACCGTTGCCGTAAAGCGGAGCGTGTAAGAGGTTGAGGAATACACTCGCACCTTATTCCCGCGTTTCCGCAATTCAATGGTATAGACATTGGGATTGGTGCGAAGGTCTGCCTTGGGAGTCTTTGCAAAGGATGCCGAATAGCTTCCTTTGAGGGTTGACCCTTCGTACAGTTCCAATCGCTGTGTATCGTAGTTGATGCACAGGAACAGCGATCCAAGGAAGATGCCGGACTTGCCGCCACCGTCCTCTGGGATGATGATCTGCGCCCGAAGGTGGATATCGGAAAAGCCGTCATAGTTCCACGCAAGCTGACCATAACCCTCAAGCTGTGAGTACGGTCTGCTTGTATCACCGTAGGGCAAATCCTCCTGCCAAACATCCCACTCGCCGGATAGAACCGTCCAGTAGCTTTCGGGGATCTTCTGCTCATCACGGAAGTCCTCGTACCAAACCAGTGCGGAGTCCGGCTTTCGGCGCAGCATCTCAAGGGTCAGCTTAAAGCCTGTGGCGGGTCCCACCATATCACCGTTTACATCCTTAAACTTTCTCGGAGCAAGAGTGTATTCCGCTTCACCTGCGGTGGGTTCTTCGGAGAAATCCGTGCAGACACGGAAACCATAAAACTGCACACCGTTGACGCCAACAGAAATGGTCAGCGTATGCTCTCCGGCAGAAAGGCTCACCCCCTTGGCAAGGGTAGCCCAGAAGGTTGTTCTCCAATACGGCCACCAAAGCCTATCCTCGGAAAAGTGGACGGTACTGCCATCCAGAGATGCGTAGATGCTGTTCTTTCCCCAGAACGGATAGCAGAGCCGAATGGCAACATCGTATGTGCCTTCCTCATCAATGGTGAACTTATAGGTAGCGGAGCCTTCGTCACCCAGGGTGACCAGGGTTTCAGACACAGAAACCACGCCGGAATAACTGTCCGGCTCGGCATTGTGGTCGATGAGGATTTCACCGAACTCCGCCTTTTGCTGTTTGGCATAGGCGGTCAAATACCGTCTGCGGTTGTAGATTTCAGCCATCAGCGGATACTCTTTGCTTGTGGCATCTCTGCCTTCCATGTAGTCATACACATGAGGAAGCGCCCACGGTCCCATATCGTAATCATCCCAATAAGAAACGATGGGAATGAACGGCTGTGGAGGGGCATCATCAGTAAAGTTGTAGACACCCTGCATCCAGTATTTCGCCGCATAATAAGTGTGAGAAGTGCCACGGTAGTATTTGCCCAGGTTCTCTGGGGTGTCATAGATCTGCCAGTTCCAACCGTAGGCTGGCATACCAAGGAACACCTTGTCGGGGTTCATTACTTTAGTGGCATAATCATAAATCCCCTCAAGCCAGCTTCTTGGAGAAACAGGCCCGGGAGCAGAACCCGACCAAGCCATACCGTAACTCATGATGGAAGCAGTATCGCAATACTGGTCGAGGTCACCGTATACGCACCAGTTCTCGCCACCGACCGAGCCATTGACCGAAGTCATACCCGGCAGGCAGATATTCATCTCCTTGGTGGGATCGTAGGCTTTGACGGTTTCATAGATGTGCTTGAACATAGCCGTGGATGCCTCATGGGTGGAATAGTCATCGCCTTTTTCCAGGTCGATGTCCACACCGCTGCACCAGGGGTACTTTTCCATGATGCGGACAAGTTCGGAGCAGAAAGTGTCCTGTGCGCCGTCCGTGTTATCACGCAGGGCTTTGAAGATACTATTTGCACCGTCATTGGCAACGGTGAGCAGCCAACGAATGTGGGGCCACTTGTTGATGTAGGTCAGCATATTGCTGATGGCAACACCGCTCTCGGTGATCGTGCCGGTCTTATCCACCTTGAAGGAAAACAGACCGATGGTGTCGATGCGGTCGCCGTAATCACGGAGTGCCTCATACATTCTGGAATTGCCCATGAACGTCCACACCATGATGCGTTTTCCTTTCAGCTTATCTCTCATACCGACACACCTCCATCCGTCATCTGCTGTAATTCAAAAAGCACCCTGGCAGACTTGCCGTCCTCCAAGGTGACTTTATGCTTGGAGTCCCAAGCGGCACTGTATTGATAAAAGCCCTCTTTCGGCTCGGTGATACCGTTCCTGGTGCATTCCCGCACCGAGGCGAGTAAGGCAAGGTCATCTTCAGCGGCGAGGGCATTTGGAAATACGACCCGCTGTCCACCAACACCCTGGGCGAGCTGCACCGAGCCTGCCGCCATATCGGATTTGGGGTAGATATGGATGTCCAGACCGCCGGAGGTATCACCGACATTGCAGATGATGACCGTTTCCGCAGAGCGAACCACGCCATTGAACCATACCTTATCACCCTCCACGAGCCGTCTTTCGGTATGTGGCACATAGCCCGTCAACGCCGGTCCTTCTTGCAGCATGAGGTCTGTAAACCAAATCGTGCCGGAGCAGTTGGTGACGGTAGGCTTCACCGTTACGCTCATGACACGCATATCCTGCTTTTTGTTTATGACCTCTGCCAGACGGATGAATACGGGTTTAGCCATCCAGTACCCACTTTATCTCGCAGGGATGACCTACCCATCCCGTGGCTACAGAACCAGGCTGCAACAAGAGGTCTGTAATATAAAAAGTGCCTGTGCAGTTGGTGATGCACACACGCACCGTAATAGATTTCACTTTGGAGAAGTAGCTTTCAGGCGTGATCTTCTCCGAAGTTTTAGAAAAATAAGCCATAAAGCACCTCCATCAGTAAAGGTCGATGAAACGGGACTCAATGCTGCCGTCCTCGTATTCGATGACCACCTCGATACCCACCTGGGAATCACTGCCCAGCTTCTCCAAATCGTCTGAAGCAATCTGCGCTGACAGCGTATAACTGCTTCGGTTGGAAGGATATACGGTCTGGGCAAGGCTCAAGGTCATACCTTCCACACCCACAGCCTTAAAGGATGCTGTGCCGGAAGCACCGTTTTCACCATCCGCTTCAAAGCCGGAACTGACCCAATAAGCAAGACCGTCATCGGCACGGGAGTTACGGAGATGGTTGAACGGCACCAGTTCACGGATATCGTTGTTGGACACCATGCTCGTGCCTTCCAGGGAGTCTGCGATCACATCAAGGGTGCTGACCGAACTGCCCAGGTTCTTCAGCGTAGTGGACAGTTCCAGAACCGTGTTCCAAGGCTCCTGTAGGTTGTACTCACGGCGCACAATACGTGTGGTGACCGAAAGCCCCAACTCCTTATCCTCTACACGGACATAATCGCCCAGGTTCCAGGCTTCATGCTCATAGCCTGTCAAAACGGACAAGTCCATTGCATTCAGCACATAAGACACCGTGGGCTTGCAGTATTCCGCAAGGCGCATGGCTGTAAACTCCTTCATCTGATAAGGGTTGGTGAAGGAGGAACAGTCCAGAGTGCTAATGCGGACTTCTTTGCAGTAGGTGAAATCCTCAAGGTAAGGTTTGCCGTTATTGATGTCGGCAAAGGTCAGCCCATCAGCACCCACAGCATACAGCCGCGTCACAAGGGAGCGGGTATCGACAACACGCTCGATGCTTTTCATGTTTTTCTTGTAAGCGAACAGAGCGCCGCTGTCCGTGCCGTTCACCGTCAGCAGATGTACCAGGCGGTTCGGGCAGTCGAATACGAGGTCACCACCGTGCAGATTGGCAATGTTGCGGAGAATGGAAAGTGCATTCTTTTCCGTATTCGTCCAGGTACGCTTGGTGGTGACGTTCACCGTGCCAACCGACCACTCGGTGCCTTCCAGAGCGTAGGCCATAGCCACGTCCGCAGTCTCGGCATCGAACTTCTTTTCTTCCTTACGGACGGAAAAGGTCAGATCGTAAAATTCGGCTTCGGCATACACCTGGGTGATGGTGCTGCCGGAACAGTCCTTTACATCGGTGATGGTGCGGATCTTATAGATATCGTCAACGATCTGGATTTTCTTCTCGTTGTCAATGTAACCGCGCTTGCTGTCACGGTACGGAATGCTGAAGGTCAGCGTATCCTCACCGTTGATTTCGCCCGTAACGATGATGTCATAGGCATTTTCCAAGATAGCCTCCCACGCACCGTTTTCATCCAACACCACAGGACGGGCATAGCCGATTTTCTCATAGGGTGCCTTGGGGATATCGTAAAGCCGGATGTCCACCAGCTTCGGTGTCTTGGAAGTGTCCGTTGTGGTCAGCGTGACCTTGAAACGGATATAGTTGCGGTTTGGGGATTGCAATTTTCCGTCTGCGCCGATGCCGATCCAATCGCTCCAATCGGTAAGGTCATCACTGGTGGAGGTCTCCACAGAAGCGATGGCGGTGGTGCCTGCGGAATATTCGCTTGTGACAGACACCTTTCCTGTGCCGGAGAGGTTGCAGTCAGCGGCTTTGGTATAAAGAATGCCGCTTTCAGGGTAGACCCCATCGGTGGCTTTCAGCGTGACGCTGTTTTCCACCGTAAGCGCATCAACATCTGCGGAACTGTCTGCACCGTTGCACAGAACGGTTGCTTTGAAATATTCCACCAGGTCATCTGCTGTCAGTGGAGAATCGCAGTCCAGGAACCAGTCATCAAATCCACCTGCGTAGTAATAGGTGTCGGCGTGCATACCCATAACCAGGTCTGCAACGCAGGATGTGTTCAGCGTTCCCGCAAAAGTCAGCACTTCCGATTTCCATACCTCACCTGTAGAGCGGTCGCCCAGAACATAGGTGAACTGTTTGTTGTTCGGCTCAATGACACCCGCGATAAAGTACCAGCCGCCATTGACAAGAGAGAACGACGGGGTCACGGATGTATCCAGGATAAGACTGCCGGAGGAGTTATAGAGCATAATTCTCGGCTTGCCCGAATACAGGGACAAATAGAAAATCGGCTGTCCCGGACCGTAGCGGGTGTTGAAGATTGGGCAGAAAGTATTACCCACAGAATATGTGGTAGGGTTCATCCAACCGCCCACGATGATGCGCTCACCGAGGTTTGCAAAGATGCTGCCGTCATTGGTCACCTGCAGGTGGGTTTTCTCTGTGGTCGGGTTGTTGATATTGAAACGGATCTGCCGACCCTTGGGGCTTTTAGACAGGTTCGCAGTAGTGCCGGACCAATTCACAATGGTAAAATTGCGTCCGCAGCCGGAACTGTCGGCAAGGGCCGTATCTTCATCCGGCTCAGATTCGTTGAATCGCCACAAGCCGGAGGCGGCATACTCTGCGGGAAACTCGCCCGTGAAATCAGTCTGCTTGTTCAGTATCATTTTCAGAGACATACCGTCACCTCCATCTGCTTTTTGCTTGAATTTGTAATTCTGTCAGCGTGGCATTGCTTACCTCCACGGTGACCGTGTTATCTCCGACAGCAAGTGCCGGAAAGTTCAATTCCTGCAAATACGGCAGACCGTTGCGGAGGGTTTCTCCGTTTTCATCCACCACATAAGCAGTCATTTTATCGGTATCCACAACAAGGGTCTCGCCCTCGGAGAGCGTAGCGTTTACGATCTTGAGTTCCGAGCCATTGGTGGTAATGCTGATATAGTTGCTTGCCCCGGCGGTCACCACACCGCTGATACGGTAGATGGGCTGGGATTCAATATTGCCAATGGCACGGGTCACGGTGTGAGTGCCTTCCTCCGTAATGGTGAAGGTCTCATCCGTGATGGCGTAGGCAAAGGGGTCGGGACAGAAGAACTTAAGGTCAAAGGAGCCTGCGGATCGGACAAGCCGTTCACAGTCCACCGCATCATTCAGACGCGCCATAAAGTATCTGTCCGGCACATCATCAAAAACGAGCTGCCGAAGTCCCTGCACCGGGTCAAGCCAAGCGGCAATGTCATCCAACGCGGAAACAAGTGCCGTGAAGCTGTGCTTGGGGTAAATGTTGCAGTGGGCGGTGATCTCGCGGTAATCGAAATCAGCACCGAAGTCTGCAACACCGTATTTTCCAGGCACGGTGGTGGTAAAATTACGCATCCTACCACACACCTGCCAAGAGGTCAGACGGGCTTTGATGCCCATACTGGCCGATGTAATATCGTTATAGGTAAAGCCCATAAATCAAAGCCTCCTTTATGCTGTAGTGAAGTGTCCCTGTGCGCGGGAGCCACTTTGAATGAGGTTGTAGAGTTCCTGGGAAATCTTACGGATGTCCTCTTCGCTGCGGACAATCATCTGCTGAATGGTAATAAGCGCCCCGCCACCGAAGCCCGCGCCGGAGACCGTGTCATTGCGGTTCACGGTGCCTGTGACATTGAAATCGGTCGGCAACGCTGTGGTCATATCATCAGCCAAGCCATGCATTACATCGTTGATGTCCTTACTCATGCCTTCAGCGGCAGCAACGGCATCTTTACCGTTGGCATTGATCGCACCGGCCAAGCCTTCCACAAGCATTTCACCGACCCAGCCCATTTCCTTGGACGGGGATGCAATGCCGAAGAAGTCGCAGATACCGTCCCAAATGGAGGAAATCCACCCGGACACCTTGTTCCAAAGCCAGGATGCAAGGGATTGGATACCCTGCCACAGACCACGGACAAGGTTTGCACCGACACTGGCAATCTGCGAGATGCCGTTACTCAGTGCGTTCACGATTCCCGTAATAATCTGCGGGATAGCCTTTACGATTTCTGCAATGATGGTCGGCAGATTCTTGATGAGTGAGGTCAGCAGGTCGATACCTGCCTGTACGATCAGAGGGATGTTGTTAATGACCGCGTTGACGATACCGCTGATGATTTCCGGGATTGCGCCCACGATGGTAGTGATGATTTCCGGCAGAGCCTGGATCAGAGACACCAACAGGTCAATGCCTGCCTGGATGATTTGCGGAATCGAACCAAGGACGGCTGTGATAATGCCGTCAATAATCTGCGGGATTGCCTCCACGATTGCCACGATGATTTCCGGCAAAGCAGATACAAGCGAGGTCAGAAGCTGAATGCCTGTCTCGATAATCTGCGGAATGGCAGCAAGAATAAAATTGATGATGCTCATAATGATTTCGGGCAGAGCCGCAATCAGCACGGGAATGGCTGCGAGGAGTCCCTCTGCAAGACCCGTGATAAGCTGAAGTGCGGCATCCAAAATCATCGGAAGGCTGTCAATCAAACTCTGCACGATGGTAATGACCGCTTGCACCGCAGTAGGAATCAGCGTAGGCAAAGCCTCACCAATACCCTGCACAAGAGACATCACAATCTGAATAGCGGCATCCACCAACAGGGGCAGATTTTCAATCAGCGTGTTTACGATGGTCAGCACCGCTTCAATCACCACCGGGATGAGTTCCGGCAGCAAGGTCAGCAGCGTGTTTAGTACCTGGGAGAACAGATCCACAACGGTATCCAGGAGCGTTGGGAGCATTTCCACCACGGTAGCCAGGAGTGCATTCAACGCTGTAGGCAGAGCCGAGATGATGTTTTCGATAACCGGGGTAATGTTGGTCAGCACATCCTGGAAGGCATCCACCACATTGTTGCAGAGCATTTCAATGTCAGCGTCCGCATTACCGAAGCCTACGATAAGGTTGTCAATGGCAGCCTTCATGGAGTTCATAGAACCCTCAATGGTGTGTTCCGCTTCCGCAGCGGTGGCGCCGGCAATGCCCATGCTTTCCTGTATAACGTGGATGGCTTCCACAACATCTGCATAAGAACTGATATCGTACTCAATGCCGGAAATGGCCTGGGCGTCCGCAAGCAACCGTTCCATTTCGGTCTTGGTGCCGCCGTAGCCCAGTTTCAAGTTATCCAACATCGTATAGTTTTGCTTGGCAAAACCCTGGTATGCCGTTTGGATGGTGGCGATGTCCGTACCCATCTTATTGGCGTTGTCAGCCATGTCGGTGATCGCCATATCTGCGTATTTCACAGCCGCTTCGGTGTCACCACCAAGGGACTGAATCAGTGATGCAGAGAAAGAGGTAACCGTGGACATATAGTCATTGGCAGACATACCAGCGGTTTTGTATGCGTTATTGGCATACTCCTGCAATGTTGCAGAAGACTCCTTAAACAGCGTATCCACACCGCCGACCAACTGCTCATATTCGC